GTTTACTGTTATCTATATTTGCACTTGCATTTATATCTGCATTGACAATACTATCGTCTTTAATTTCAGTAGAAGTTACTTGCCCTTCTTTTATATCTGCTGTAATTATTTGATTTCTGTGTTCTACAGCTGCAAACCTAGCCATATCATGTATGGCATTTAGATCTACTGCTCTTATAGATGATCCAGGAGCAAACACTGCCGCTGCTGTATTAACATCTGTTTCTCTATATATATGTACTTCTCCGCTTGCGGCTGCTCCTAGAACAATAGTTGTTGGATTGTTAGTTACAGTGTATTGACCAGAGCTTGGGCTACTGGCCACATAAGTTTGTAATGCACCCCCAATTCTTACCTTGAGGTCTGTGTCTTTCAGTTTTTCAATTGCTGTAGTGTAGGAGGTGGACCCTGCACTCTTAAATTCTTCAGTTGTTTGTACCGCCATGTTTCTGACATGTTATTTGTATAGATTTAGGAGTGGATCTATCGAGTCGTTATATGTTCTTGTTTTCTTTAATTTCTTTATTTCTCTAATTTTCATAGATTTACGCTTATTAATTAATTCTTCTACAGCTGGATCTCTACTAATACTTGCCCAGGCTCTTTTTTCAGCATCTCTAAATAGCTTGCTTATAATTTTTAGATGGTAATAAGAATTGTCAGGATCTAAATCTCTATTACCTTTTCTTGCATCTGCTTTCATTTCTTTTATAGATGCAATAATTTTTGGATTTTTGGCCAAACTATTCAATTTTTGTTCTAAATTCTGCTTACCTATAGCTTCTTGAAATTTTGATCTTACACGAGGTGCTCGTTTTAAATCAGTTCCATCAGGAGCATTAAATGTTGATAAGTTTGTTGCAAATCCACTTTCAAATAATAATTTTCTACCAGGAGAATAATCTAAATTAACTTGTACAGGACTGAATGCATTAAACATTCGAGTCATAAAATCGTAATCTTTTAGTGGTTTGCCATTTAAAATATCGTATTTAATTGGTAATTCCTCTATCGCTAGAGGTTCCATAAATAAATTTCTATTTCTTAGAGAATCATTAATACCACTATTTAGCTCTTTCATATATGGGTTTATAACTTTACCCATTTCATTTCTTAGAGATGACAAAGGTAATGCATTATTTCCAATACTTGCGAGTGTTCTAGGAACTGATCCTGGTTTAAATGTAAGTAAATCAACCATCTGTTGTAGACCAACTAAATAAGACTTACTTGCTAAAGTTCCACCTATCACAATCGCTGCTTTTTGTAAGTGATCTTTTGTCCATTGTTCACCCATCATTTCTGAGTAATCACCAATATTTGCTACAGCTGCAAAAATTTGGTTAAAAGGTTCTATAGCGTCATAATCTACTGTTACTCCACCAACTGTTAACCTTCTTCTTTTCCAACCACCACTAGTCCAGGTGCGTAATTTTTGTCTGTCAGGAGGTCCATCACCAGAAAGTTCTCCTCTTAGATATGCCATAGATGCCATAAAAATTACGGAACTACCTACAGCTTGTCTACCTAATTGAACAGCTTTAGCCTGAGCTAATTCTTCTGGAGTAGTGATACCAAACTGACGTACATCTTCTAAATTATCTGCTGTTGCTCTTCTTATTAGATTAGATTCTTCTATAAATCTATTCATCAAAGGAGTGTGTTTTGCAGTTAATTCAAGACCGTTTACACCAGTTCTTGCAAACAAGAAAAATGGTTTTGCCCAGGGTGTTTTTTCAAACAAGTCATTAAGACCTTTTGAAAATCCCTGCATATCTTTTGTTAATGTTGCTTCTTTTTTCTGAAAAGTTACATCTAAAGCTTCTGGTTTTATAGCTCCATCACCATCAAAAATTTGCCCATAAAAATTATTTTCATAGGATTTAATTAATTCTGGAGTTATTTCTGTTATGTCTCCAGCATCTAAATTATTAGTTGCCTGGACAAAAGCTCTTTCTCTCATCTTTGCTCTACCGATAATATGCCCAAAAGCATCGTCAGTAGCTGCCATTAATTTTGTTGAATAATTTAAAAATTTATTATCATTTAAACCTCTGGCTATATTTGCAATACGATATGCAGCTTTATCTCCATCAGTTCCACGAGACTCTGCCCATTGACCTAATGCTTCCCAGTTAACATCACTTGCTGTTTTTTCCTGATATCTAGATGCATATGTTGCTACATCACCTGACCAGTAAGATTGTAATCTAGTCTGAAATACCTGGAATGCTTCTGGTATTGTTTCTATCATTGCATTTGTTGAAGCCATAGCTTCTCTAAATGTTCTGCCATCTAAACGTAATCCAGCACCAACCATCGCTGATATTGGTCTTAAGAATGTAGCTGTAGATGTACCTAATATTGCTCTTATAGGAGTCTTAGGTCCACTTAATGTACTAGCAATAAATACACCCTGGACTTCTCTAGCAAGTTGTCCATTCTGCATTTTGCCTTTAAAGTTACCACCTTTGATAGTTGCAGTAGCCCACTTATCGAAATCATCAATTGTATTTATTCCGCTAGGACCTTTACCCATGCCACTAAACAATTCAAAAATAGCTTTAGACAAATCATCAGTAGGTTGTGCATCAGCTAGTTCAAACATTGCTTTTACAGCAGTTTTAGATTCTTCAATCTTTGTTTCTACAAATTCTTTTTGTTTTTTTAGATCAGTTTTTTCAAAAATTTTACCTTTTCTACCATCACTCATCGCTTGCAAATATGAACCAGCTGCATAACCAGCTTTTTTACGTTCTGTAATTGCAAATTGTAATTTATCTAATAAACCTTTAGCTGGACCATCTACATCATGTATATCAACAATATCAGCTAATTCTCTGCCAGATAATCCTGTTTCTCTTATTTCGTTAATTAAACTACCTATTACTAAATCTAAAGTTCTTGCTTGTCGAGAAACAACTACATCAACATCTCCAAAACCTAAAGGTATTTTCGCACGTTCTAATCCAGCTAGAAATTGTTCTGGTGTTAAATCAGCTGCTTCTCTACCTGTACCCATATATTGTAAAAATTGAAGAGACTCTTTATATGCTTCAGATAGTGAAATATTTTGTGCCTTAAGTTCCCCTTCAACTTTTTTAAAGTAATCAGTACTCATTAATTTCTTAAGAACACCACGAGTTACTTCTTCACTTTCTTTAGCTGTTCTTGCTGCTCTTTCTACCATTACTTCTGGAACAACAGGATCAAAACCACCGTCAGTATCTGAGTATGCTCTTGCTTTATCTTGTTGTCTTGCAATATCACCCATATCCTCAGAGCTAGACCTTACAGTTCCTTGATGTGCATCTGCAACAGGATCATTTTTAGGAGCACGAAACTCTGTCGTATCCTCCATTTGTTGTTTTGCCCACTCTATTCTTTTAGCTTCTCTATTTTTTGCCCTGGCTTCTTTTCTAGTAACAGCATCAACTAAACCTTTTGCCTGGTCTGTTTTAGCTACTTTACCAATAGCCATAGCTGCACCATCAAACATAAGACCTATACCCATACCTTCCATAACATTCTTAAATGTTTTCATGGCTGGATGGTCTTCATCCTTAGTAGCTAATACATTATTAAATTGTGGATATCTTTTAGCTATTGCACCAAGAGCATTATCTTCCTGGGAATATTTAGAAAGTATGTCTGAAGTAGCACCTATTGCAGCTGCATTCAGTAATCTATTTCCTATTTTTATTCCTAGGGCTGCTTGTCCTTTTACAGGCACAATTGCCAATGTACCAAAATGTACAAATCCTCTTAGTAAATTACCCCATACAGTTTTTGTTTCTATAGGGTTTTCAGAGTCAACAAAGAAATCATCAGATCTTGGATCGTAGTTATCACCTTCCCTGGCCATTTTGCCAGTTGCCATATCTATAACTCTCTCAGGAGTTGTTACTAGAGATGACACAGTATCTTGTAAACCACCCTGGATAGCAGATTGTGCTTCTTTAAAAACACCTTTTATTCCACCACCATCCTTTTTTTCCCTTACATCTTTTGTTTCTTTTACTAGTTGCTCTCTTCTTTCTGTTCCTTTTTTAAGTTCTTGAGATTGTCTATCAAGCTGTGCTTGCTCGTCTATTGTATCTGCTAGCTGTTGTGCTTGTAGACGCATCTCTTCTGTATCGATCTCATTCGGATCGAATTGAAAATTTGAATCCATAATTTATAGAGGACCCTCAGATCCCGGCTAATAACATTCCGTCTTTTGTGTTGTAATTTTTACTCATGTTTTCAGATCTTATCAATCTCCTCGGAGTAGATTTGAACTTTCGTAATCGTAAAATTTTTTTATCAGTAACTTCTTCTTCTGGTGTTTCTATTGGTTTCAGACCTCTTATTTTTAACTGTGCGTTAATAATATCGAAGGCATCATATTGTTTATATAGTTCTGCAAGTTTAAAAAATATAGGTGGTATTTCTGGATCAATACCAGCTTCTCTTTCTGTATGAATTTTATATAAATCTTGTGCTGTTCCAGTTATTGTTCCTCTAGTAAAATCTAGATTTTCTTGGGCATTAAGATATTTTGATGCAGCTATTAATTTTTTATTATATGTAGTAATACCATTTTTTCTTTCTTTAAATCTGTCTTCAAAATCTTTAATTATAATCTCTCCTTTTTTGTCTACTTCATATGAAGTTCCTATAAACTTTTCTACTGCATTCATAGCTTTAGCATGAGCAGAAAACTCATCACCTTTTAATACCTCTTCACGAAAAACATCTCTGTAAGTACTTTGTGCGTTTGTATAAAGATTAATAAACTGAATACTACCAGTACTCGGATCAGCTATTTCTTCTCTTAGTTTTTCGCCAACTAATGATCTTATAGAATCATTTCGCAGTGTAACTAAACTTCCACCAGGCATTTCACTATTATGATTTTTTATAATACCTTTATAACTTTGATATGTATTAATATCATTGATTTTATTTAGTTGAGCTAAAGGAACTCTTTGATTTGTTTTTATTAAATAATCAATTAATTTTGTAGTATCTTCATCATCTTTATCTTCCTCAGTTATCAAACCTAAAAGCTCTTGTGGCATAGGTCCCCAGTTCAAATCATAACCATCTCGTATCTCTTTTTTTTCTGCTTCAGAAGGAGGTTCATTACGATCTTCACCATACAATAAATTTCTTGCATTTCTTACATATTCATCGCGTTGTAATTTTGACCATTGCTCATCTTTTTCATTTTTATTAATTAGAGCATCTTCAACAACTTTTTGTAGTCGATTACCAGCTTTACCTAAGTAAGTATACAAAGTCATTACTTGTCCACTTTCTAAAGTAATAGTTTCATTCATAGTGGCAGCTACATCTTTAACATCTATATCACCATCAGCAAGCAAATTTTTTAATTCCTCAACTACTTCTAATTTTGCTGCTGGTTGACTATCCAATACAATCCCTCTTTTTCTAATATGTTCTGCAAAATTATCTGTATTATTAGTTTCAAACGTAGTAATCATTTCATCAACACGTTCAGCTTTTTCATTAGCTTCTATTTGTGTTTGATACTCATCTGCATCTTCAATTGCTAATTGTTTTTCAAATTTTTGCATAGGGCTGTATAGATACTCAACAGCTAACTCTTGTATGTCTGGGTCGGTAACATCGCGTAAATATATTTGTCTTATTTTGTTATCTATCAAAGCTTTATTAGCAAGATCATTCATACCTAATTCATGCCAAGATCTTTGTACTGTTTCACCATTTTCGATTACATCATATTTATAGTTACGAAGTTGTCTTACAAACATAGGATATTGTCTTGCCATATCACTAAGCATGGCTTTGTAAAATCCTCTTTGTTGGTTTTTTCCTAATCCTTTAACTATATTTCCAGTGACATAACTCATAGATCCATCTTTTTTTGCAGTCTCTACGAGCCTTTCGTTTGTAGCTTCGAAAGTATTTTCTGCTCTATCCTGGACATGATTTCTTTCTTTTATCTCATTCTGTTGTTCTATATTTAAATTGTAATGAACAGCTTGTCCTTCAGCCTCCTGTCTCTTCTTTCTCTTCTCTATTTCTGGTGCAAACATTTGTGCAATACCTTGTGATAACCCAGCTAGCTTTTGTAGCCTTTGATCTTTCTGTTTTGCTGCTTGCATTTCATATTCATACATTTGACGATTTCTATCTCGTATAGAACGCATGAATTTTTCTTGTTGCTCCTCCACGGAATCAACCATATCCACACCTTCTACTGCATCGAATTCAGTAGAGGGGGAATATCCTTGGAATGATGATGACATTACGCTAACCCCTTAATACCACTAGCTATACCAAGAACTCCCTGTACCACAGGAAATACTGTTTCAAAGAATCCAGGCTTAACAGGTTTTGCCGGAGCTACTGTTGGTACTGGACCAAATCCACGTTGTGATAATGCTTGATTTTGTGCACTTTGTAATCTTCTTCTTGCTGTATTTAATTCTTCTGTTTGCGATATACCGGCTCTTCTCAGGTTTGCATTTCTTTTACTTTGAGCATTCATACCACGAAGACTAGCTTTACGACCAAATGATCTTGATCTACCCCCTTCGTTGACAGGCATTTCGCCCATTAATTCAGTATATGCTTCTTGATTATCTGCAAAATATTTTTCTATTTCTAGAGCATATTTACGATTAATTGCTCCGACTTGTCTGGAGCTAGCTAATACGTTTTCATCAGTTCTGAATTCGTAGTTAGCTAATTTCATATTCCAGATATTTCTATCTGTATCCCATTGAACTCTACGTTGAAGTAATTCTCTTTCGTATTGTCTTTTTTGGGCTTTGTATTGGGAATTGGCACACACGGCAAAACTCTATAAAGGTTAAATTGTTGGGTCCATATGTTAGTTTTCTCAAAAACTTGAACCCTAAGAATTTGAGTAATTTAAGGTGAACTTTATTTCTATAATCCACTATGTTGTATAACAACTTTTCTCTTCTAGCTTCGACAAATCTTTTAGATTCTCTTGCAAAAGTAACTGGATACTTGTGTATAGCTGGTGTACATAACATCCATATTTGACCATCCAGGGCAACCCCTGCAAGGCCAGCAACTTCTCCGTTAGGCACTGTAAAATATACACTTTTAGGATCTGATGCAACTAAGAGAAGATGTTCTAATGGGTCATAACCATGACCTTCTACAACTTCTCTATAGTCATCAGGTCTTAAATTTCTAGCTACTTCTTCAGCAGCTGCTGTTGTTATTGGGTGAATGTAATTTGACACTATGATCTCTTATAGAATTTATTGGAATAATCTCCTTCCCAACTAAGTGATCTGATAGTTGCTGGAGATGGGTGATTTGAAAGTACAAATAAATCTACGTTTGTATTTTTTTCGTAAACTGGAATTGTTTCTATTCTTTCTTCTAATAATGGAGCAGTAGATGCACTATATGCATCCATAATTGTTGTCTCAAAAACTTGAGAAAAATCCAATTTTCCTACTCTTTTTAATTTTGATTGATATTGACCAACATTACCTAATCCAACTTTTACTCTATGTATAACAAGTGATGAAGTGATCTCACTAAGAGTAACTTCTCCCGCTGTTTTAGTTACAAATATAGTTGGAAACTCTACCAACATTTCATATAAGAAACCAGCAACTAAAGTTCTTCCTGACCAATCACCTATAGCTGTGATAGTTGTACCATTTACCGTAGGCACAATATATCTACCCATATGTGGCTGACTATCAGAATCATCAATTAATGCAAGTGATCCATTTTGTGTCAAAGTGCTTGATAACCAAGATGCTGTAAATGTTGTTTGATTAGTTGCAGAGCTATAACTACCACTACTTAATGTGGTGTAATTATCCAGGTGCATTAAATAATTTTGATCACCCTGGGTTATTGAAGGATCTGTACTTGTTTGTACAAGATTGATCATTTGTAGATAATTATCATCACTGACAAAATAATATGCGTCATCAATAATGAAGTGATATCTGATAGGTCTTGGAAGTTTCCAGGTAAACCAGGCTGCCTGTAATCTCTTATCTCCAGTGTTGTAATACTTATATCCAAACACTGTATCAGTAGCAGATTTACCAACAAGAACTATTCCATTTTCCCTAGAGTTAGTTAATAAATCTATATCACTAGGTAATAACCTGGGTATAACTTTTGTTTGTTCTACTACATCAGGTTCTGAGTTACTAGCAATATTTGCCATTTCAAAAAAACGTCCATATTGGCCACTATTATCTAAAAATCCAACAGTTTTTCCTAAAGATATAGGAGAAATTTTTTGGTTAAAATTATAAGTTGATACACTAGATAATCTTGCTGTTTCTGGAGTTAATACAGAATCGTCAGTTGTAAGTAAAAATTGTTGATCAGTACTAAATATTAATAATCCATTAGACATTTCTATGCCATCCATCAAAGTTGATGGGAAAGTAGAGCTACATGCAATATCTATAGGGTCATTTGTACTTACAGTTAATGCAGTGTTATTAAAAAAATCACCAAAACTACCTGGTCTAGATGTTATAGCATTTTCACCAGCTAAAAATACAAGTCTATTTCTGAAAAATAAAACTCTTTCTATAGATCTACCAACAAATGTAGGTAGTGGATTTGTATTATCATCTCCTACATCTCTGTCGGCATATGTAAATCTAGCAACAGTAAATGTAGTTGTAGCAGTTCGTTGGATAGTAATAGGCATATTTGTTAAATCAAAGCTTTTTACTATCCCAGGTTCTGCACATTCAATCCATTGTCCTAGTCCAGATACACCATTACTTGCAACAAATCTAAGGTAATAATCATCCTCGTCACTATCTGTATTAGATATTAAAACGATATATCCGTTTTTACATTGAACTGGTATTTCTCCTACGTCATTAGCTTCTTTTGTTATAGCCTTCATTAGATCTATATCTACAACTTCCAAATTAAAAGCTTTCGTATCACTGTAAATATAAATACCATTACCAATAATCTCATGACCTATACCAGAAACACCTGTCAATTCAGCTGATATTCCAGCTAATATTGATGTTGTAGTTACAGCTGTATCAGCATCAAAAGGTGTAGGTGCTGGTCGAACTGCTTTTATATTTGCATTTGCTTTAGTTGTTTCATGATCAGCTATGCGGATTGTATATGTAAAGCCTTCCATCGTGACATTTGTTGTGTCACCTGTTGTCCAGCCTTCTCCACCATGCAATAAAGTAATTTCTTTTGTATATGTACATCCATAGTCATTGGTATCAGCTGCACCGTCAGCTACTGAATAAGAGCTTGATACAACTTGTTGGCCTCTAGTAGTAAGTCTAAAAATTAAATTAGTTTTATTTCCTACAGTTACGTCAAAAACACCTGTCCCTGTAGCTGGGCAATGACCAGTTCCCGCAGTTCCATTTGCTGGAATTGTTGTACTTGATATTTCTATTCTTGTTGCAGTGTTATATGTTGCCTGTCCAGTTGCATTAGAATCATGCAAATTAATACCATACTGCCTACCATTTTCTGCTTTTGTTATTTCTAAAAAAGCTGCATGTGTATGTGGTCTAGCAGCTGTAGTTCCAGTAGTCCCTACTGTTTTATTTACATTAGAATTATTAACAAATGTCGTATCGTTAATAGTAAGGAAATGTAATTCTTCTGGATCAGCTGTAGTTAAATATGATTTTAAGTTTGTTTCAGTTCCACCTAATGATGTTGAATATACAACATTCATTTCATCACCGTCAGAGCATCTCCAAACTCTTACGGTTCCATTACTAGCTACCTGACCTACATAAGATCCTTCTGTTTCATCACGATAATAATGAAACCAGGAACCTCCTGATTGCACGTTAGGTAGTGCGTCTATTCTTTTACTTCCTGGACGTTTAAATAATCCGTATGTTAAGTCAGGTATTGCATTAACAATGTCATTAACTTGCCCTGGGGACTTCGTATAATCTGGCTGTTGGGAGATGCCGCCATAGAAGTTTGATACTGTTTGCGATACACCTGTCATCTATTTAAAGCTCTAAATGGTTGATATGTAGTAACAAATGTTTGGTCGGGGAAACCAAAGATTGTATGTTGCCCTTGATTGCATTCATACTCCATGCATGATGCACGAGCGGATGCCTCTTGTTGTGCTAATAATTTAAATAAATCTGAATTAGCTATCAGTTGTGTAGCTGCTCTACCAGCTGCTTTGTATGTGATATATCTTTTAAATACTGAAGGTAGATCCTCGAAAGGAAATAGTCTTACTACATCACAGTAAATTGATGCAGTGAAAACATCTGTATGCATGATCTTGTCATACAGTCTTCCGTTTCTTTTTACTAAATCAAAGAATCTATCCTGGTATCCATTAGTAATATCTATTCTTAAAATATCTACTGGAACAGTTATGTAACCTGTATTTGCATCAGGTTGAAATTCTATATGTTCTTCTCTGTTATATACCCATCCTTCATTCTGTACATCTACGTTTGATTCTTTTAATAAATTAAAAATAAATGAAATTTCTGGATTGGTAAAATCTAATGATGTGATAGGAGATTGTCCTATACTCCCCAGGATTGAATTTACTGCGGAGAGTTCTGTCTCGGTATCAATTGTAGAAGGAGTATTTGTCATATCTCGATAAAAAAAAAGGGAGCCGAAGCCCCCATGTGTATAAAAATTTAGAACGCAGAAGGAGCAGATGCACCAACATATAGTTCAACAGCAGCTGCTGGATTTAAGTAATCACAGCCCATTGCCATTCTTCCAAGGATTACGTCACCCTGGTAAACTCGTGTACTCCATATTTTTCAATATGGCACGGACTATATCATCTTCCTATTAGGAAGTCGGACGCTAATAATGTATTACATGGAACGCTATCCATACCATTTAGTCTCTGAACCTTCCCTTCAAGCGTGAAGGGCTTGGCTGCTGATTACCTTATCTTTTGACTTAGGCTTCCAGCAATTCATCCAATTATTCGATAGTTATTACTAACTAAAGCTGCAATTTAACTTACAGACACATCGCCTGATGTTACCTGGACTGAGGGTCCTATTGTTTCAACGATTCCGGCAGCCTCTTTTTGAAATATCAAACCACATGATTTGCTTCCAAATTCACTTGCTGTACCATAGTCATTATTGATACCAGTAGTTGCACCACTTGCATTATCTAATGCTGTACCAATTTGATCACCCATTTTTGTAGGTGAAGTTTCGCCTGTTGTACCGCCATATGCAACACCATGTTTGCCCAAGAAGGGTATATTCATGCTCTTGTATATTTTGATTCCAGCGATTTCGATTACACCCTGGCCAGACTGTAAAGCTGTACCTTGTGCATCTCTGTTAACTAGTCCAGTTGAACCAATTGCTTGGATTAACTGATAGTACTGACGAGGGTTAAGAACAGCACTACGTCCCTGTGAACTCACACCTTTTTCATCTAACGCACTGGCGGAATCATAAAAAGCGTTTATTAAGTTCTGTGCATCATATGCATCGGAATCATTAGTTGTTGTTCCAACTCTGATCTGTGTACCACCTGGCTCTACAAAACCAGTTTTAGTAATTGGAGAAGCTGATCTTGCACCTCTAGCAATCGCTCTGAAAACAAGGCGATCATATTTTTCTGCTAAAGCATACGAGATTTTTTTTGTTATTTCTCCTCTTAATTCAAAATGCTTACCTCATAGTTTCCTATAAGTTTGGACTATATCTTCATCTTTCGATGTTGGATGCTAATGGTGTATTACATGGGACGCTTCCCAAACCACCTAGTCTCTGAACCTTCCTCTTAAGCGTAAGAGGCTCGGCTGCTGATTGCCATTTTAAAGGGTTCCAGCAATTCTTCCAATTTTGATTGACCCATTTTGTTAAGCCAATGTTTCGTCTAGCTCATATAAAAATGCCGAACTGATTAATAGGTCGTCAACAGTTATAGTTTTTTCTGCTACAGGAGGTGCTCCATCACTGTTTCCTAAGATGCTATTTCCTGGAACGTGAAATTCTGCCTTTGTTCTACCTGTGTAGATAAACTGTAGACTCTTACCATTTTTAAGAGTTCTCTTCATTACAAGATCTCTAGCAATTGTTTCATGCTGGAAACCTTTAAACATTTCCCCAGTTGCTAATTTTAGCAGTAGGGCTCTTCTATCACCTGTGCTATTACTAGCACTAGGCATAGTAACAGAAGCCTGATGGGCTGTACTCTGTTGTGCCATTTTTCTTTCCTAAAAGTAAAGGTATATATTGCTGTCTCTAGATCTAGAATTGTTTGAATCTCATTTAGTCTAACCTGAGACTCCTGGTTAGTAGTCTATTCCTACCGTCATGACGGCTAATAGGTATCCTCCTCGAAGGGCTAAAAGCCAAATTGAATAGGGAGGACTTGCACCTCCCGGATCGCTTAACCGATTATTCTTGTGTAAGCAACACCACGATATACGAAAGTAACTTTCATTGTTATCTCCATAAACTAAGCTCCGTTCCACGCTTAGTCGTCATGCGTCCCGAAGGATGAACGGACGGTGATAATTAGAATGAAGGTTCCCCTTCTGGTTCTTTGTATATAGGAACTTCCTTTTCAATTTTTTCGCTATTTTTATTTAGCTTCTTTATAAATTCTTCATCAGGTGTGAAGACAATAGAACCCATAAGTTCATCGAAAAGATCGCCTGACATTATTTTTTACCTCTAGGTTTTTTTGCAGTCAATGCTGAACGTCTAAAGTTTGCAGCTGTAGGTGCTCCTTTAGATCCAGGCTTACGCATCTTTTCTTTAGATCCCGCTGCTATTCTTTTTCTTTTTGCATGAATGTTTGCATAGAGTCCACGTTTAGCGGCCATACTTCTTTCCTCCTTTTTTTCCTTTTTTAGATCCGCAAGATCCTTTACCTTTGTGTGCCATTTAACATTTCCATTTTCTAAGAGCTAAAGCCTTACGAGTAGGCTTGCCGTTTGGTTTTTTCATAGGACCTTTCATGCCTTTGAATCTTGCACAAAAAGATCTTTTTCTTGGACCTCCTCCAGGCTGTGGAGCCTTAAGGTTTGATCCAGTAGCTTTGTTATATTTTTTTCGACCAGCAGCTGTAAGGCCACCAGTTCTAGATTTATGTTTACCTATTTTTAGGCTTACGTTTTTTGCCATTTGTCTTCGTCTTTAATGATCTAAGAACTTTTAGATCTCCTTTGTCTATCTTTTTTTTATTACCAGACAATGCTGCTAATCCTTTTTGTTTAGGAGAATATTTTGAATAAGGCATTAACTTAAAATTTGTTTACTACAATCTTCTTTTACTTTTGTTTCAAAGAATTTAACGAGTCTTAATTGTGCAGCCCTGGGTAATTTTTCATTAGTCAAAACTTCAAATTTAACTCTAAAAAATTCACCGCAAGACATAGACCAATTAGAAGACTCCTGGGATGATTTGACCTGTTGTTGCATAAGCACCGATGGCAGCAATAATGCCAAGCATGGCAAGACGGCCATTAAGTTTTTCTGCATATTCCCAATAATTCATTACTTTCACTTTTTTTGTTGATGGATAAATTTGTTTTAATCTCAAATGTTTTGTCATGGTCCTGTGCCATATGAAGCTTTTGTAGGATTCATAGTTCCTGGACCATAAGGGTTATATTTTTGTTTTCTTTTTTTTGCGGGTGTTTTTGTACCCATTTTTTTTGTTGCTTTATTAGCTGCTT